CGGCAATGATGGCAAGGAGAGGAATGGGCAAAACAGCGTTCATGACTCATGTTGCTGGCACCCCAGTGATGGAATCATTAAGGCTGATGTTACAGGAACGATTTACCCCTGAAACTGCCAAGAAAACTGATAAAAGTCAGGTAGAAGCCCTTGGAATTGCCGGGGATAAAGCCACTGAAACTAGGCTAATGGCATTACTTGATTTGGCGTCTCAGTATGGCCCAAAAGTTATTTCTTCAGTGTCACGTGTCAATGCTATTTTAAGGGCGAAATTTAAATATATGTCACCTACAAACCGTAAGTTAAATATGCGATACGGTGGCTCTATGGCCACTAGGCATGACCCTAATTTATGGAAAAACAAGGATTTCACAAATGCTGTAGCCGCTATTGATGAATCATTGACTAGTGCTGAAAGGATGGCTGTTCCTGAAAATTTAAATCAAGCACAAAGGGAAAAATTTATAAATTTAAGGGAAAGAAAATTACAAATTGAGAATGATTTCGCAAAAACAAAGAAGGGCTATCCTTCCGAAGCGCTTCAAGCACGCAAAATACAGCAAGTTGAAGCATGGCTTTTAGCTAATAGACGCCTTCAAGAAATGGTTAGAAAAGAGGATCTATTACCAAGAATTCAAGGATATTTCACAGTTTCAGGGTCCGATTATGATTCTTTTATTGGCGATGAGTATTTGTTTGGTAAGCGAGGAATCGGGACTGACATTAAAACTCTTAATCCTGGAATGATTCGTCAACTTAGAAGAGATGCGGATGCGTTCTATAAAACCGCAACCGAAGCAACTCATCCTGGTCGCCCATTCATGCGCCCAGAAGGATTATTATCAACTATTAGCGATATCCATCATAGGGTACTTTCTAAACCAAAAAGAGAGGGTCTATCACCAATTACTTATAAGAAACTTACTGAAGACTATCCAGTTCTTGATGAAGAATTAGCGAAATTACGATTATGGTCTAAGGAACTAAAGGCAAAAATAAGAAGACGTGATAGTTATCTAAAAGATTTAGATGATTATGAAAAAGGGCTTCGTACAAGGCCAAAACCAGTAGAAAATGCAGAGGATATTAATATTTATCTTGATAAACTTCATGAACTGTCAAAGAGATGGAGGAAGTTGGAGCAGGATACATTTAAATACCGTAAAAATAGTTTAAGTGCTAATCTTGAATGGCAGTATATACGAGAAGTAAGTGAAGCAATTGATGATTCATTTACCAACCCTATAAAAAAAGGAATGATGGAAGGAAATTTAGACATTATAAATTACCTAAAACAAGGGGATGAACGATATAAAGCCTATCTAAGGCTCTCTGGGAAACGATTAGAAGACTACGGAACGTTAGAAGAAGAAGCTAATGCTATATTGAAAATAATATCAGATCCTAACCAAAGCCCAAGAAACATGGTTGAGTCAATTATTGGCACAGAAAAGGTCATTCCAGGGGCAATGGGTATTGTTTCAAGGAAATTAAAGGCAAGTCTCAAAGGATTGGATCAAAAGGATTATATTAGATTAACAGCCCTGGTCAAGGACGCTTTTTTAGAGAGGGCGTTTGTTGGTAAGGCCAAGAGATTTAAAGATATAACCCATGAAACAATCCCTGATAATTTTTCTGAAGTTTTTGTAGTAAACAGAGATATTATTGAAGAATGGTTTACCCCTGAAGAAATTAAAATTATAAATGCGGTTAGAGAGCATGCTGAACCATTTTTACAAACACAAAAGAAACTTGGCAATCAACATGCTTATAAATATAGTTTGGGAAACGCACTTTCGTATCTAAAAAATGAAGGTCTTGGTGGATATATTACTGATGCCGGTAAATCATTAGGTAAGTTGCCATTCGTCGGGGAGTTCGCGGAGTCTTTACTAATTAGCCCGGTTAATCGTTACCGGGCAAATAAAATGCTTAATATAAGTTCCATGAACTTAAATTCTCCATTTATTGTCAAAGCGCCACTTGCCGCTACTTTTAGATCATTAATAAGCCATTATTCTGATGAACCTTCCGATCTTCCTGATGATAAACGTTATGATTATGGTCAATCAACATCTGGTAAGGATAAAAAACGTAGTAAAAAGGCTTTTTTAGAAAGCAAAACAGGAAGTAAAAGTTTAGACGATATATCAAATAATTTGCCTGGCAAAACAGTAGGAAAATTGAAAAAAGTAATAATAGATGGCCACGAGATTTTCGTCAAGCCGTAAAGGTAAATATCTAAATATTGAGATAAGTAATTACATGGGTCAACTCTTCCCAATCTTCTTTTTTCATGTTGCCTCTTTTCATATAAGAAAGGAGGCCCATGAATTCATCCTTGGAAGGCTTTTCATAGAGCCTTTTCGCATGCTCTCCATTCACTAGACCTATGAAGTCACGGCCAATGCGGATTAATATCCAACAGCGGCCACCATTCTTAGCGTATTCATCAAGCCACATGACTTGATTTAATTTTAATCCGGTTGGCATACGCTTCTTTGGCCATGATCTCATGAATTTAAGTTCTATCCACCCGCTATTTCCTTCCTTAATAAAATGTACATCCGGCATTCCTTTTATGACCTTATTTTCGATTCTATACATTTTTAGATCAAGTGATGATCTCAACAGCGTCCAAAAATTTTGTTCACTCATATTCATTCCTAATCATCTGTTAAAAATAGTGATATTGGATCTTTCGTAATCACATCAGCCAAATTTTTTTTATCTCTAAGAGCTTTAATGATCTTTGTGTCAACTGTTTTAGATGCCTCCAAATCAATGTAGGTGACATTATTCTTTGTCCCGATGCGATGGCAGCGGTCCTCGGATTGAAGCCTGGCTTCCAGGTCAAAGCTGTTAGAGTAATAGATAGCGAAATCAGCGGCAGTGAGAGTTAGACCAATTCCCCCTGATTGCGGCTGGCCAATGAAATATTTTATCCTTGGATCTTTTTGAAATCGCTCCACAGCCAATGATCGGTCATTATTTGATACTTCCCCATGGTAGCTAACTGAAAGCGCCCCTAGAGCCTGTTCTATGGCCTTCAGATCGGCCTTAAACCTCGCCCAGATAATTACCTTAGAGTCGATGTCGCTAAGAATGTCCAATAGCGCTTGTAGGCGTGGGTTCTTCTCGTCAATTGCCTTGACCCCATCATCGCCAGGGAACCAGCCACAGGTAATTTGTTGAAGACGAAGGAGCCTTGTGATGGCTTGTGGGGCATCAATGAATTGGCCTTCTAATTCGGCTGCAAATTCTTTACGCATCTGGTCATAGAGCTTCCTTTGTTTTTTAGATAGCTCTATGGGGTGCCTTTGATAAATTTTATCAGGGAGATCCAAGCAGTCTCGTTTAAGAACACGGAACGAATGGCCTTCTATTCTTTTGGTCAGTTCATCGACGTACTGGTAAGAAACCACCTGCTTGTTTTCGTATCCTCCCATGATGCAATAACGGGCACGGAACGAATAATAGCTGTCATAGCCAAGGATGTAAGGGTCAAGGAATTTGAATTGACTGTAGACATCCTCTGGACCTTTCGTTACCGGGGTTCCAGTCAGTATCCTGCGATATTTAGCTTGCTTTCCAAATTTTGTTATAACCCTCGTTCGATTGGCACCAGGTCTTTTTATTCTTGATGACTCGTCTACCACCAGCATAGAGGTGTTGCTGATTAGGATTGAAGACATGAACTTGATCGCTGTTTTGCTGACGAAAGCCTCTACATTGAAGGTAAAGATACGGAGCTTGTCTTGAATATTCATGACATCTTGGAATTTGTCAGAATCCTTTTTATTCATCCCAGAATAATAGTACGTGGATTCATAGTGGCACCAATTTGGCATATGATATGGAATTTCTTTATCCACCCAATTCCTGTGGACGCCGTTCGGGGCGATTATAATCAAAGCGCTTATCTTATTATTGCTATAAAGATATGCCGCATTGTCTATAATTATCTTAGATTTCCCGGTGCCTTGTTCCATTAGTAGTGCAAATGATTTCTTTTCCCGGCTAATATAAAAAGCCTTACGCTGATGCTCAAAAGGACGGGTTTCAAACATAAAATCGTCCTTCTCCGGGGTAGGATTATTTTTAGTCGCCCTAGTTAATTCAGCTTCTTTGAGCTTTTCAATATACGAGTCAATAATCTCTGATGTTGACTCATCCCAATTTGCTCCCGGCCAGTATTTACGGATTCTATCTATATTGGCCCCGGTCGGAGCAAAGAGCATATCTCTGCCAACCCATTTCTTGAATCCAGGGAGGGAGGACAACTTCTGGACTGTAGAAGAATCCAGAGTTGCCTTGGCCAAACAATACTTGCCGCCTTGTATAGCGCTAATAATCATTAATGTAGTTGTCCCTCCCAACCACCAAAATAATCAGCGATCTGATTCTCGATGTCATCTCGAATGAGACTTTCATGATGAGACTCAGCGATTTCAGCTTCTAGCTCGATGGCTTCTGTCCCATCTGGATTCATCAAGACATATTCTGCCTCTGTGAAGCCGTAGTAGTCAGCATCGCTCGTGGCTTTCCAAGGGGTACTCTCACGATCTCCCTTTACCCGTTTAAATGAGACAACCCCGATAATGTACGGACGCTCAAATATCTCTGTCTGGATCTCAACCGAAACATGGTCTATAGATACGCTTCCCATTTGTTCCTCCTTTTTTCCTTTCTTAATTAGATTTATTATGAAAGTTTACGTAGCTTATCAATATAAATTTTCCTGAAACTGCCAGTCCTTAATGCTCCCTTAACTAGATACCAATCTCCAATACGACCTTCTTCTACTATTGGCTTCCCGATTTTATTGTATTTGAATCTGTCGATAGTACACCAAACAATTCCCGTGTCGTCTTCAAAAGTACAATGGAACCACAAGTTATTGCTCTTGAGTTTCCTTCCGTGACCTCTAATATTTCCTGTTTCATTAATATCTCTTAGATTTTTTTCCTTCAGCTTTCCAAAGAAAACAAATGTCCCTGGCTTATCAACATCCAAATCAACAATGTCGGTAATCGGGGAAATGATGTTATGAGCCTTTGGATTTGCCTTTATATGTCCAAATTTATGTTCACACTCGAAAATATCGTCATATGACGTTTTAGCCTCAGTCAAGAGCTTTTCTTGCCTCGGGGTAAGAGGCTGAGACAAGTCTCTACGTTTCATGATGTCCTCGGCCATTTTTGGGCCGATCCCTTTAATCCCTAGTAATCCTCCAATTAATTTACCATCCTGTACGCTCCAATTAGCCACGGATTTTTCTTTATCGAATGGCTTATATATCAACCCCTCCCTGACAACTTCTCTTAGTAGCTTTATCGCTTGTTCGTCATCTTTCGCGTTGCGCAAACACGCAGCGGCGAACTCAAGTGGGAACTTAGACTTGAGAACACAACACCAATAAGAAAGAAGGCCATAAGCAATGGCGTGAGAACGATTGAAAGCCCAAGATCCCATAGTGTTAATTTGGTCCCATATGTATTTAGCCTTGTTTTCGTCAATTCCATTCTCCGCTGCCCCTAATTTAAATTTATCAAAGTAATTGTCAAAGAATTCTTTCCCGAGTGACTTACTCATCGCTTTGCGTAACGACGACACATCCTCCCAAGATAGTTTGCCTACATTGCGGCCAATGTTCATGACCTGCTCCTGATAGATAACGACTCCTTTAGTTACTTTAGTGATCTCCTCAAGCGATGGATGGATATATTCAACAGGGGCATTTCCAGTATGACGTTTAATGTACTCATCTGCTCCCCCGGAGTTTAACGGGCCAGGGCGAGCTAGGGCGGTAATTACAACGATGTCTTCAAATTTATGAACTTTTATTTGCTTTGTAACCGACTGTAATGCATATCCTTCAAATTGGAATATTCCTGTGTTTTTCTCATCATTTAATATGTTAAAAGCATTTTCATCATCCAGCCTGTAATCAATCATTTGCTGATGAGTCCATCCAACCTGGTCAATTACATCTTGAAGAATTGATAATGTGCGTAGGCCAAGCGCGTCAATTTTTAATAAATTCAAATCTTCTGCGTCTTTTTTGTCGATTTGAGTAGCGCCATTTTGTGAGGAAACAGAACAATATTCACTGACTGGCTTTTCAGTTACTATGATGCCAGCGGCATGTACCCCGCAGTGACGCGCATGGTTCTCCATGTCGGCTGCGACTTTCATTTGAGGATATTTAACTAGTATCTTTTGCCCTATTTCTAATTCGTTTAATGTGTCAAGGATGCAAAAATTGGCCCTAGAATCACCTCTCTTGCGATCTATTATGGCGTTTTTAAAATCGTTAACTTCCCAGGGCGGAATCCCGAGTTCTTTTGCCACTTCGCTAATTGTGCTTTTGGCTTTATAACGGGACACTGTTCCAAGGTGAGCAACTTTTTCGGCTCCGTACTTATTCCGTAAGTATTCAAATACCATCTCTCTGCGGTCGTCTTGGAAATCAATGTCAATGTCAGGAAAATCTTCACGAGTGACATCAATAAATCTCTCAAACAATAAGTCATGTTGAATCGGATCAATGTCAGTTATGCCAGTCAGATAACAAACCAATGACCCTGCGGATGATCCTCTAGCCGGACCTACGAACATATGCTTTTTGGCATATTCGACCATATCAGCGATGACAAAAAAGTAATCTTCAAATTTTTTATCAGCGATTAATTTCAATTCACGGTCAAGACGATCTGAATAGATTTTGTCGCTAATATCAACATTCCTGGAAAATGCGTTTTCTTCGCATATTTGACGAAGAGTTTTATTGCTATTAAATGAAATCATTTTGCCAGTTGGCAATGCGGCATTACACAATTCTGCCATTTCATAAGTATTTGAAATAGCCTCGTTTGGACCCCATGGAACGGAGTCTTTCCATTCCCATTCATTGAGTATGTGCATGGGGGTGGTCCGATCCACTCTATTCATGCCTATTAGAACCTCATACGGCTTCTTATCTTTAACAGTCGGATATAAATTATTACTGGTCGCAATTGTCTTGATGCCTTTTAATTTAGCGAATTCTAATGCTTTTTTTGAACTAGTTGGACTCAGTTCAATATAAATATTTTCTTTCTTAGTCATCGGAAGCAGTGACCAAATTGGATTGGCCCCGGAGAACATTATCACGTCATCACTAATATCAAAAAGTTCTTCGTAGCTTATCCGTGGATAATAATAAAAATGGTTAGAATCAGTTGATTTTGTTACTAATTCATAAATCTCTTTCAACCCGGAATTATTTTTTGCGAAAAACGACATCTCATTCGTAGCTTGCTTGGTTCTTTCTGAGGAATCCTCTACTACGGCGATTTCAGTCCCAAAAATAGGTTTTTTACTCCGTTCCCTACATTTATAGCTAAAGGCCACATGCCCCCAAGTTCCTGAGTCGGCGATTCCTATTGAATCTCCATTACACGTCTCAATAACTTTATTTATTGGCCCATATGCTTTACGGAATGAGTATTCTGTCCTGGTTTTTAAACTCAGCATTACCGAAATATCCGATCAATGACTTTTTTGCTTGCATATCCTAAACCTAAAACTAATAAAATTATAAAAACATCGACCCCTATCCCATACCCTGTCGCAAGGTTAACGCCACCGATGGTTGGTCCCTGTGGCTTAGGATCGACGATTGTTTGCTCGATCTGGACATTGTGTCCACCTTCTATGTTGATCGTTTTGTTCATGGCTTCTCCTTAAATACCTTGATCCAAGCACTCTGATCCCAGATCCTGAACTTACTTCCTGCGGCACCTAGAACGACGTTCTTTTCAATCCCGGCGTATTCGCGCAAAGTCTTAGGGATGGTTACCCTGCCGTCATCAATGGCACACTCAAAAGCCCCGCTAAGGTAGTAAATCTGGAACTTCGAGCGGTTATTCAATCTAGGCTTCTGGCTCATGGCCTTTTCTATGCTCGCCCATTCTCCCATCGGGAATGCGTCTAAACACCTGTTAGTCCCGAAGATCGAGTTCACGATGATAAGGCGTTTCCCTAGTTTTTGACTAAATTCTTTAGGGAGATTTAAACGCCCCTTATTATCGACTGTGTTTTTGTATTTGCCTAAAAACATTTTAAATTATTAACAACGACCACAAGGCAAGGAAGAGCGTCGCTAATACCGCTGCCCCGAGATTCGTTAGTTTTAAGTACCTTCCGAGGGTAAATGATAAAACGGTTCCGATAACGGCGACAAATGTCATGGTGTCCATATTTTCTCCTTAAATATGTTCTTCCTTTGTATACCATTCAATGATTTTTACAGTTGCTTCCACGTCACTCATGGCTCTGTGAGCGCCTTCGATTTCAACCCCAAATAATTCCTTATATATGTCGCCTAACTTGCGCATTTTCCCCCATACTTTTTGGCCTATTTCTAAAGTGCAAATATGCTCTTGTGGCCATGGAAATTTTGTTAATTTATCTATTCTCTCAAGCTCAAACCTTAAAATCTTTCTGTCAAATGTTAAATTGTGTGCAGCCATTTCACGTTCCCCCAAAAACCAATCACACAATTCCTTGTAATAGGCGATAAATGGCTTTGAGTCTTCTAGCATATAATCTGAGATTCCAGTCATTTTAATAACGTGCGAATTTAGCTCATGCCCTGGATTACAGAAGAATTCTAACCTTGATATTTCTTTTAGACTGGAGTCTAATTTCAATCCTCCAAATTCAATGATTCTAGGCTGTTCATCCAAAGATGATCCCTCCGCTTTTGGTAGCCCTGTAGTCTCAAGATCAAAAACAATCATTTATTAATCCTAACTATAAATTTCAAATCCACCCCTAGTATATGTTTAGTGTCGAATATCACGTAGTTATATGATCTTTTCCCTGCTATCGCTTGATTTGTATGTGAATTAGTAAGAACTTCCTGGGCGATAGAGATCCCTTTTTTACTAAAAAAATCCTTCCATTCTATTAGCTCCTCTAAAGAACAATGAGTTCCAATGTGGCTAACAGAATTACGACCACGTTCCTTAGAATCCATCCAATTATTGCCTTTTGTGTAACTCAAAATCTCAAATTCGTTCCCGGCTAATAAATTATAATTAAAAGACAGATTCGCCTCGTTTGTCCCTGGAAGACCGAAAATCTCTCCAGTGGCAACAACATGATCTTCTATCCAATCGCCAGCCCCCATTTCATTTAATAAATTCTTGGCGAGTAACGGGTTCTTTGGATTTATTGCTATTTGCTCAATTTTGAACTTCATATTATGCGCCGTAAGGTAAAATACACCCACTAAGATATTTGTGATGATCTTTGTCCTGGATTAAATAAGATATAAACAAAGCAACCATCTCTGGAGGTGTTTCTTCACCTGCTAATAATCCATTTAACTGATATTTTTGTGCCTCCTCTTTTGTCCATCCCCTAGTCATAGTCACCTGGTCATCTATAGAATCGCTCATTCCCGTGCCTTTCATTTTGTTAGGAGCGATCCCAAAAACTGTTATCCCATGCTTTTTTGTTAGCTCCCTAGCTAACTGTAAGGTCATGATATGAGCGGCACCTTTTGATGCGTTATAAGCAAGGGAGCAGGTCATTGGCACATGAGCAGCATTGCTAACTATATTAATTATGGTTCCTTTACTTTTTATCAGCATAGGCAAACATGCCTTTGACATCAGGTAAATTCCCTTGGCATTAGTATCAAGAACCTGATCCCATTGGCTCTCTTCAAAGTCTTCCAGCCAGTTAATTAGATTTACGCCAGCGTTATTTATCAATATATCTAAATCGCTAATTCCAGACAGATCAGGCTTTCTAACATCCTTTCCTGTTTCATGGTCATATTGATAAACGTTATGACCATAAGATAATTTTTTAACTAATTCTAATCCAAGCCCTTTTCCTGACCCAGTTATTAAAATATTACTCATTTTCATCTTTCATTAGAGATTCAACCATCGCCGCATAAACTGCGGCATCATGAATACTATCCTTGTGTTTTAGTTCGCTATTAGCGAACCTTGTCAATTTAACAATCATCAGTTCAAGTAAATGCCATAAATTGAAATCATCTTTTGTTTTTAAATTAACACCGTCAGGGAATAGAGCAATCATTACATTCCCGACAGTTTTATAATTATCACCGTATATTAAATTCCGTTCTTTGAAGGTATTTGCCATATTTTGTAAAATTTCAGCGGCATTAATCTTCTTCCTCTCTACCCCTTTGTGCGTAACCGTCCTGGTGTCCTTCGTCAAAGCCATTCTCCCTTCCTTTATTGTATCCATTATCAAAGGCAGTTTTTATTTTATTTTGGATATCTTCCTCACTAACATTGGATCTTTCAATAGCCATATACAGTTCATCTTTTAGACTAGCCCTGATATCGAATACCCTAGCTACCTTCTCCCCATTCACCTCGATGTCATTTCCGACTAACTCAATCATT